TGCACCATATAGCCGATATTGCTGCCGACCGGATCGCCAACAAGCCAGCGATCATAGCACCAGACAAGGCTCTGGGCGCGATACTTAGAAAAGCCTTCGAGGCTGCTGGTCAGCGTGAACCACACCGGCTGGCCCAGTTCCTGAGTGGCCGCTGCATCAAACACTAAAGTGCGATCTGGCAGGTGAACATAGAGATGTTGATGCGCTCGATCATTGCGGGCTTCGAGCTTCACCAAGGCCAGCTGCGCCTCAGTATAGTTCAGCAGGATCTCATCGATCTCTTGCGTGCTGATCTTGGTCGCGTTGGCATTGGCACCCATGTAGATGCCAGGCGCTTCATTGAAGCCGCCACCAAGGAAGGCGATGGTCTCCATGTAGACGCAGCAGGCTTGCGTGCCGATCACGCCCTTCTCGATCTGCGCCCCATCAATGCGCTGAAACGGGAACAGATCGCCGCCCACATTGTCGAACACTTCGATCGTCTGACGGTTGAGCGCATAGACCTCATTGCGAAGCTTGAGCAGCGCCACGACCGGATCAGGATCAACTTCGGAAGAACCATATTTCAGCGGATTGACCTGCGTCGGATCGCTGAGTTCCGTGACGACCAGAAATTCTCCGTCAGTGGTCATGAAGTAACCATCCACCCAGACCACATCAATCACAACGCCAAGATCGGGATCGGTCACTTCGATGAGACCAAGGCTTTGCGACCAATAAAACAGCTTGCCAGATGATGCGATTGCCAACCGGTCAAAGCTGTAATCCATTGAGACGAGCTGACCATCGTCCCCAACATCGCCAAGGATGCTGACAGTTCCGGTCTGGCCAACCGTGACCAGCTTCGATCCCATGACGCGGTAACAGACACCGTTCCAATTGATGCCGCCGCGATCGTGTCCTGGGCCAATACCGTTTGAAACAAGGCCATCAGCGGGCCGCAGGAAGCCATTGCTGATCCCATTGGCCTTGGGGACAGGCACCATATTCACCGGATAGGACGTGCGGAAATCCGGCCCATTATCCGTGTAGATGCCATTCAGGATCGGGATTTGCATTCAGCAACCCTTTAATATGCCAGACCCAATATGGCTTTAATGATCGGCCTATTGAGATTGGTCGGAATGGTATAAGCGCCTGCGGACACCGTAACGTCCTGCGTGCTGTCATTATCAAACACGTAGCGCAGTTTGGTTACGCCAGAAGGAATGGTGAACGCTGCGTTATCTGCGGAGCGCGTAGCCGATGATGCTGTCGTTATGGTATAACTTGTGGCCGAAGAACCAGCTTCAAGCTGGGCACCCCAGACGTAAATACCTGATGTACCATCGCCAGTGTAACTGGCTGACCCTGAAGCGTTTTCCATAAAAGTAGCAAAGTTTATAGTAGTCAACCCTGCATTAGTTGTGGCTGTGTTTGTTATCCTGAACCAACCATTAGAAAATTCAGTTATCGTTGCAGACGCATTTGCCCAACCACCGTAAGACGCTGCCGTTACGGTTTTCGTCACAAGGTTAAATAGGACAGTGCTTCCGCCACTATTCCCATAAATTTGAAGCTGACCTCTGTTTCTCTCGCCAGCTTTTACAAAAATTGAACCTGTATATGCAGTCGATGCGCTGGCACTTATCGCCAACTTGCGAACATCATGCGTGCCTGTGGCGGTATTTTCCACAAGCTTGTCAGCGGTTGTTGTACCATCAGGTGCCGCGATAGCGTCACTTGAAATGGTCGTGTTTGTTTTTCCCCAATAGGCGTTATCGAATTGTTCGCTGTATTGAAGGACATTGACGCGCGAAGGCTCTATAAGAAGGCCCTGTTGCAGCAGTGTTAGAGGATTATACGCAAAACGTGCAGCGTCTATCGCAGCCGTTTGGATCAGCCCGTTTGACCCGACAAAAGTGCCACTGGACGCACGCGTAAAGGTGATATTGGAGCTTAGATCAGCAGGAATGAAATTGAACACAAGCGGATAAACACTAGTGCTTAACCGATTCACATGCCCTGCGCCTCGGCCACCCCAATGGATAGACATTAGATGCCCTCACCTTCAGTGAAGTAAATTCGACCAGTCGCCCCAGCAGCGATAGCAGCAATATAGAGTTTGCCATCCTTCCCCGGAGAAAACGTCAGCACCTCATGCACCCCAGGACCAACTGGAACTCCAGTGGTGGTGGTTGCGGTTACAGTCGCATCACCACCGTTGATCCATGCGGTTGCCGTGCCATTGTTCATAATGCGAACGCTGATCGGGCTGTTGCGCTTGGCAACCAGAACGCGCTGGGATGATCCAGACACATTGATATTGACCGTATTATCCTTGGCGGGGGAGAAAGAACGAACCATCTCAGAAACTCCTTCAAACCGTTTGTATCACAAATTTAATGATGCGTCACCACTTCACCTTGTCCGCCCAGAACGCGGCGCTCATCTTGCCCTTGGCGATGTTCTTTGCGTGCCGAGCCTTGAATGATGCGCGCTTCTTTTTCATCGCTTCAGATTCGCCGGCCTTCGGTTTACCAGCAGTCTTCGCGCCCTGCTCCCCAAAGCGGATTGTCTTGATCTTACCACCTTCCTTGGCGACAACGATGTGAGACTTCTTCGGATGCCCTGGTGTGCGCTTGGGCTTGTTATAGCCAGCGACACCAGCACGAGCGAGGCGCGAATCTTTAGGCATCAACCTGCTTTCCAGTTAGCTGAAATATTTCATGTTTCACCTGGTCTCCATCACGCCACACACGCCATTGACCCGGCACGCAGATGCGTTGCGCCTTACCCGCTTCTACGTCAGCTATAGCCTGTTTCAGTGTCATCGCGGCGCAATTTGCAGAATACAGCTGTGCATTGAAGCGGCGGCGGCGGCAGACGTGACAAGTTCTATGTTTATGGACGCCCCCTTTGAGACAGGGACCAACGTGCCGGACCAATTGTCCACGCCGCCAAACGAAGTACCGCTGATTGCGGCGCTAAGCGTTGTGGCCACGCCGTTGATGAGCGCGGTGTATGTGAAAGACTGCCCCGCCCCCGGTGCCGTGCCTACGGTAGGCATTAAACGAATGATGTAGCAGTCATAGGGCGCACGCCACTGCGCGTCGTTGATTGTCGCAGTTTGCCCTTGAACCCCCAGATACGTAGTGGCCCCCGCAGCCACGGTCCCAACTGACTTGCCCTCGTAGTTTTCACCATCGTCGACAATCAACTTGGCACCCGCCGCAACGCTAATGCGCTTGGAACCTGTCCAGTTTCGCACAACAACGCTGGCCGTATCCGCGACGGTCAAGTCGTAATACGGGCCAGCAATTTCATACCCGCCAGCTTGGCCCCAAATCGGGATGCTGCCAATATTATATGTTTCAAGCCCATTAAACTGAATGTTGGCAGATGTGCCACCAACATAAATGCCTGCGTTAAAAGCACAAAAAAGATCAGTAAATTTTACTTTATCGCAAGCACCCGTCATTTGAACGCCGTAGCTAGAAGTGGCGTCCACAATGCAGCTAGTGAAAACGGTCAACACTGCATCGTGCAAACTGTAGCCAGTATCCAGACCAATGCAGTTGATAGATGTCAACTGATGACCGCCGCGTGCAAGCCCAACGTTGGGTGTATGCTGCCGCCAGCCAATAGAGCCTACTTGAGGCTTACCAAGACCACCGACAAAATTGACCTTCCCGTTAAGGTGGCCATTCACCCAGCGCATTTCGCTGACAGAACTGCCAATATCGACCCCAACGCCAG